CAATACGATCAATATTTAGCCAGACATCGAGCAAATGTGAAAAGAGGGTTCGACTGGCTTTCTGAAAATTTACCGGAACTTATGACAAATACCCTAACCGCTGGATGGAATACCGAATTCGCTCACGACCAGTCTAAAAATGAGCCGGACGAATATGAGGCTTATGACACCTACTTCTATGGTAACAATCGCTCTTATGAGGTTGTGCAGCGATATCAGCGAGCGTGGTTACTGCATATTCACAGAAATCCACATCATTGGCAATACTGGATTCTTATCCATGATGATATGGAACATGGCGAATTGGAGACCATTTTGGAAATGCCATACGATTACATCATTGAGATGATTTGTGACTGGTGGTCATTTAGTTGGCAGAGTGGAAACCTCTATGAGATATTCAACTGGTATGAGGAGCATTCCAAATATATGAAGTTAGCTCCCGGAACTAAAAATACAGTCGAGTATATTTTAGACAATATGAAGAATAAGCTTCAGATGTTGCAGTATGCAGATCAATCGGCCATGCAACCTGGAGCTTGATATTTGGAGGAGCTATGAATAGAACTACAAAAATAAATATCTTGGCGTATGCTTCTGAGCCGGACAAGAACTATAAGTACGATGGCGACATCGTTGATTATAAAGGAAAAAGATATTTTGTAAGTCTGGCAGAAGAGCGGGTAGAATTTATCGGGATCATTAAGGAGGACAAGTAAAGATGAAAGCAATTAAAGAAAATTGGAAACTGGTACTTATTGTGATCGCTGGGATTGTAGCGGTTATTTTTATGTGTATTTTTGGAATTCAGGGAGCACAAAACAAAGCATTTGCACTGGAGGAGCAGGTCAACACTGCTGATTCGGATATTAAAGTGCAGGAAAAAAGACGAGTCGATCTTGTTTATAATCTTGCGGATTATTTTTATTTAAAGAAGATGAATAATCCGTGGGAAACATTTTAAAAATATATTTCGCAAAAAATACAAGTTGCATTATGAGAAAGGATGGTGATTATATGAAAATTTACGTACAAGCAATCATGGACGAGGATGTATATGATGAATTATGTAGTTATCCAGAACATAGAGTTAGCATTATTGAAGGAAGTCGTATGGAGACGGAATCTATAATAGCAAAAGAAATATGGTCTATAACTGCCAAATCGTCAGAATACAGAAACGCACTTATGGATTTACTTGGAGAAGGGATTTATAATAAAGTCATGATTCTTCAAAGAGAAGATTAAAAAAACAGGGACTCGGTATGGAAACTGATATGAACCCTCTTAAGTAGACAAGGTAAATAACCAAAATCTACTTGACGGGGACATATCAAACATGCTGGGTCTTTTTCTTTTATATTTTTGAAATAAACCGGTGAAGGCTATCTACTATGCCTTCTGAATATGGTAGAAGAGCTACTATTGATACGTAGCTAGGTTATTTTTATTTAAAGGAGACGAATACAATGGAAAATAATATTATTGCAGTGGATTTTGATGGGACTTTATGCGAGAACAAATGGCCAGAGATCGGTATGCCGAACGAGGAGCTCATCGAGTATCTGAAAAAGAGACAGACCAACGGAGAAAAGCTGATTCTCTGGACAAATAGAGTTGGAAATCGGCTGGATGAAGCAGTTAAATGGTCAGCCGAAAAAGGACTGGTCTTCGATGCTGTTAATGAGAATCTTCCGGAAATTGTTGAGGCATTCGGCGTAGATTCCAGAAAGATATTTGCGAATGAGTACATCGACGATCGTAACCGCTCTATCGGTTCCTGCCGTGAAAAATCAAGCATTGAGCGTTGGGCTGAAAACGAGGTCGCCATTGCTTGTTGTCGAGAAAAGCCGGACCGGAAAGACGGAGAATGGGATTACGGTTGTGCTTGCTATGAGAGTGCATTAAAAGCATTTCACTCCCTGTGCGAGGATGGTCATTCCGGATTCAGCATTGGGCTGACTAAGGCTATTCTGAACCGTCTGATCAACAACAAGCCACTTCTTCCAATTGAGGATACCAACGAGGTATGGAGTGATATTTCTGATATGAGTGGTCTGAAGGGAGAAGAGTGTAACTATCAGTGCAAACGCATGTCTTCCTTATTTAAGTACGTGTATGCTGACGGCACGGTTAAGTACAGAGACGTTGATCGCTATCATGGCGTGAACATCAACTGTCCGGATGCTCCGTATCACAGTGGACTGATTGATACTGTTATGGATGAACTGTATCCAATTACTATGCCTTACATGCCGGCAGATAGAGCATATAAAGTTTATACGGAAGAATTCCTGGTAGATCCGAAAAATGGTGATTTCGATACTGTTGGAATTCTGTATGTAATTACTCCGTCGCTCGAAAGAGTTGAAATCAACAGATATTTCAAAGAGGCTCCGAACGGCTTTGCTGAGATTGATGAGGCTGAGTATGTGAAAAGAAAAATGAAAGTTCAATGGAATGATTTATTATCTGGCGATTTCAAGCGAATTGAAATGGTATTCGGATTTGAATTATATGATTGGCAAAAGAAATATTTAAAAGGCGAACTTAATTCATTCCCGAATGGTCGTAGAAATGGTAAAACGTTCGTTACGATTTTAAAAGGTCTTCTCTTAGATGAGGAGACATTTACCGTTCCGGAATTGAAAAGAAGTTGTACTACTAACGAAAGGCGTAGTTATGTCCATGATCTTCTTGATATTGACAACAAATTATGCACCGCTGGTTTTACAACCAATTTAATAAAAGGGCGGTGATATCAATGGATCGAAGTAGATTTATCCAGGGGATGAATAGTGATATCGAGTTGTCAGAAAAAGAGCGACGACGGATAATCCGTAAAAGCGTTGAGACTCAGCCATGGAAATTAAAATGCACTATTGCCATGGAAGAGTTTGCAGAGCTTACTCAACAGATCAGTAAACAGATTCGAGGTTACGATAACAGAATTGGACTTTTGGAAGAGATGGCAGATGCTTATATTTGCCTGGAATTCCTTAAGTCCATTTTTGATATTACACCGGAAGAATTGCAGAAAGCTATGGATATAAAATTACAGAGAGAAAGGAATAAACAGAGATGAGTAAAGAGATTAAAATTGCTGGAAGTATTTCATTTGGAGGAAAGCGCCTTAATGTATATGGGGATCTGGACGCTCCGCTGTTCAAGGCAAAAGATATTAGTCATGCTATCGGTTACAGTAGCGGCAATGAGTGGAGAATGCTTGAAATGTGTGAAGAGGACGAAAAGCTGAAACTACCTTTGGTAGTAGCAGGCCAGAGACGTTCCGTCAACTTTGTGACTGAGAACGGACTGTACAACATTCTTGCTCAGAGCCGTATGGAGATTGCCAGATCCTGGAGGCGTGTAGTTCATGATGAGCTTATCAACATGCGAAAGGAAAAGGGTAGAAACATCGCTGAGCAGTTCGAAGAGTGGGATCACGCAATGGATAACATTTACTTTGATGAGGAAACCGGTCAGCTTATGCAGTCGGTCACGGTTCCTGGTGGAGATGTAATCCAGATTCCTTATGAGAAGGAAGAAGAGTAATTAAAAACGTGGGCTATG